CCGATGAGGGCATCAGTGCAACCAGCACAGTGCATCGTGATGGATTCAATCAGATGGTGGCAGACGCTCTGGACGGTAAGATCGATTTGATTGTCACCAAGTCAGTCAGCCGATTTGCACGAAACACCGTAGATTCCTTGACTACGGTGCGAAAACTGAAAGAAAAAGGCGTGGAGGTGTTTTTTGAAAAAGAGGACATTTACACGCTGGATTCCAAAGGTGAACTGCTGATTACCATTATGTCCAGTCTGGCACAGGAGGAGAGTCGCTCTATTTCGGAGAATGTAACTTGGGGGCAGAGAAAGCGTTTTGCCGATGGGAAAGTAAGTCTACCATACAAGCATTTTCTGGGGTATCGAAAAGGAGCAGATGGCTTGCCGGAAATTGTGCCGGAGGAGGCAGAAATCGTTCGCAGTATTTATCGCTGGTTTATGGAGGGCATGACGCCGTATAAAATCGCTTGTATTTTGATTGAAAAAGGCATTCCGACACCATCTGGGAAAGAACAATGGCATCTCAGTACGGTGAAAAGCATTCTGACCAATGAAAAATACAAGGGTTCTGCTCTGCTGCAAAAGAAATTTACTGTGGATTTTCTTACAAAAAAGACCAAAGTGAATGAGGGTGAGGTTCCTCAATATTATGTGGAAGAGAGCCACCCTGCAATTATTTCACCAGAGGAATTTGAATTGGTGCAGGCGGAAATGGCAAGGAGAAAAGAACTGGGAAAACGCTATCACAGTGGCAATATATTCACAGCCAAAATCGTCTGTGGCGAGTGTGGCGGTTTTTACGGTCCTAAGATTTGGCACTCTAATAGCCGTTACAGACGTGTGATATGGCGATGCAACAAGAAATATACGAATGCTTGTTATTGCAAAACACCGCATATTGATGAGGACACGATAAAGCAAGGCTTTTTGAAAGCCTATAATCAGCTGCTTACTGATAAAGGGAGCGTTTTGAGTCTTTGCGAGATGTTGCTGCGTGCTTTTTCAGACTGTTCAGATTTGGATGCGAAAATGAGTGTTCTGGATGATGAGGAAAAGCAGATCACAAAAAACATAAGAGAAATGGTTGTGATCAATAGTCGAACGGTTCAAAAGCAACCAGAATATACGCTGGAGTACCAATCCTATGAGCGGGAGTACGAGGCGTTGAAAGCAAAATATCAGAAATTGCAGGCTGAAAAATTAGATCGCATAAATAAAACCACTGTGATCCAAGATTTCATGGAGCAGATAAAAAAGAGGAAAGAGCCGATTAAGGTTTTCAGTTCGGACGTATGGCTTGCTGCGATTGAAACAGTGACCATCTGTGAAAAGGGAGAATTGCAATTTCGGTTTAAAAACGGTACTGAAATAACAGTTTGATTCTGAATCGCAGCATTATTAATTTTTCACATAAAACGAAAAGCAGAATCTGCTTTTTTGTCTTGACTTTGCGAGAAAAATAGTGTAATATAGATTACAAGCAAAACGAATGAATCCGGTGTTCCGGGTTTGTCAAAGGCAGTGGTTACTCACTGCACACCCTTTCGGTACTGTTTGCACACCCCCTGCAAAGGGAGTGCATGATTGTATCAAAGGTTAAGTGTTTTTCCATATAAAAACACGTAATCGGAAAGGTTACGAAAACCACGTAATCACGTTATATAGCGTGGTTACGTGGTTTTTCTTTTACAAATTTTGCCTGATTTTTCGGGAGTTCAAAGCGGATTTGACCGTGACCTAGTTAAAATGCGTAGCATTTTTGGGGTACCCCTCTCTTGCGGGAAAAATGGGAAAATGGGAAAAATGAGTGCGTTTTTCTGAGAAATAGGCACATTGTACAAAATATAGAGAAAGAATTTGTGCAATATGATTTGCTTTCCGAAAAAGTCGGTACAAGAATAATCAGCTTAAATGCGGCGACAATCAAAAGAACTTCATAAGCAAAAGTGACAGCAGACGTCTATGAGATCATTGGTAGGCATCTGCTGTTTTGTGATTCACATTTCTAAAAAGGACTTGAAAATATTAGTGAAATATGCTAAAATAGACATGACTTACAAAAAAGTATAACTTTGTTTACTGAAAATAGTAAGCAATGATTTGAATGAAATTACTATATAAATAGGGGGAGATTATTTGCTAAGTAAAATTGATATAGAAAAATATATAGGCAAGGGTATATACATCGTGCCTTTTACAAGAGATAATATAAAAGAAAACTCAATAAATCTTAAGCTTAGCGATAAAGCTTGGACATTAAAGCCCTCCAAAAACGGAACGAGACAATACAATCAAGCTTCACTCGCTTGTAATAAAAATATTATTACCTTAGTGCCACATACAACAACAGTTGTATATACAGAGGAGGTAATTGCTTTAAATAGTAAATTTGGAGGAACATTTCATGCAAAAGTAGGAGTTGTTGTAAAAGGAATTGTTTTTTCTTCAACAATGATAGGACCTTTGTACTGTGGACATTTAATGGTATTACTTCAAAATCCAACAGATAATCCAATTTCTTTAAATGTCGGTGATACATTTATATCCTTGGCATTATATAAACTCCGAACGAAATTACGACATGAAACAGTCAATTCAAACTCTGGTGGTCATGTAGAAAAATTAGCTGATTTAGGAATAAGACCCGGAAATGGAATTATGAAATGGCTAGATGAAGATTGGAAAAAGGACATTGTAAAGATAAAAGAAAAATTTGCACAAGAATCTGAATACCAAGAAATTAAAAGAAAACAGAATCAAAAGAAACTAATAATTGCAATTGTAATGGCATTAGCGATTGGTTTCTTAGTTTATATTATAATGTGTAAATTTTATTCACATCAAAATATTGTCGCAAAGCTAGTCTCTTTTACGAGCTCAATTGTAGCTTTTGTATCAACCATCTTATTTGAAAAAATATTCGATCAATTTTTTTCTAGACTTTTTAACAAATAGTATCTAAATAACTTTTGCAAACATAACATCACTGAAGAATGGCGACAGTCAAAAGAACTTCATAAGCAAAAGCAACAGCAGACGTCTACAGAATCAGTGTTAGGCATCTGCTGTTTTGCGATTCATGTTATACTGGCTTCTTCGGGAAAAGCAGAAGACCTCGTTCCAATGCTTTTCGATCAGGAACAGGATTTTTCCGATGACTTCTTCCTGCTCAGCCTGATTGTCACCAAAAGCGTTCCTGTTGACATGAATATGCAGACCGCAGGTACTTGTTTGGTGAGAGCGGTAGCCCATTTTTATCGCTTCATGCAGGAGAGCCTCCCAGTCCATGTCATGCTGATGATAGTCAAGCGTCATTGGGTGAGAAACGATCTCGAAGCCGTCGTCAATACTGCCATCGGACTTGATGTAGATATGCTCATGGCTTGTATTTGCTATTTCTTTGAGTTTGCTTGCATTGTCATCGTCCTTACCGCCGCAGTCTACTTCAAGTTCAACACCGAGATAGCGGTTGCCATTGCCATGGAACACAGGATCAGGCTTGTAGCTGTACTCCTCGATCTCATCATTAAAGTCATCGTAACAACTGTTGCAATAAGGATAATCGCCTCGCCAGTTGATGTTGTTGTCATGGATAATTCTGTTGCAGCACTCACAGCGGTGATAGTAGTCATTGTAACAGGTTTCGCATAGTGTGGTATCATCGTCCTGTACTGCATCGTTAATCCAGATCGTTTCACCGCAGTGATCGCAGGTGGTGCAGTGTTCGTCAACACACTCATGACAAAGAAACTGATCGTCTACCCATGTTCCCTCTTCCTCTTTGATCTCACAGCCGCAGATGTCGCAGGTTCTTACGTTTTCTTCCATTTCAATTACCTCCAAAAACAAAAATTCCGATAAGGCTGGAATGAACCTTATCGGAATTATAATACATATTTTGAGAACTACTTTGTTTCAGCTTTATTACATAATACTAATTGTCTCTTTTACCATGTCACATTTATATCATAACAAAATTATTTTTTTAAAAGCTATTGACAATCAAGGAAATATGTGATATACTATACTCAAGACAAACAGTTACATATTGCTCATGACGCAAATATTAATTTGTGAGTGGGCAATATTTTTAAAAAGCTCAGGTTACATAATCTACATAACAAAATTGATTGGAGGGCTTATGGAACTAAATAAAATTGCGACTGTAAAAACAGGTCTCGTTCTTTCACGTAAAGAATCAAAAGATGCCTCAGAACGCTTTGAGTATCGTCAGCTTAATCTCAAAGCTGTCTGCGATAACGGCACTATCAATATTAATGACACTATCCCTTTCTACGCTTCAGAACAGTTAACAGCAAGCTATCTGACACAAGTCGGAGACATTGTAGTCAAAACTTCGGAGCCGTATACTGCTGTATATATTACAGAAGAATATGCGAATCTTGTCATTCCGTCGCACTTTGTGGTTGTCAGAGTTGATATAACAAAAGCATTGCCGCAGTATATAGCGTGGTATCTTAACAAAGACCGTATCAAAAAAGCATTCAGCATGAGTTGCGCCGGAATGCTGAAACAGATAAAGCCAACTATGGTAGGCGCAACAGAAATAAAATTACCCAGTCTTAAACGCCAGAAACAAGTAGCTGAACTATATGAGATATCAAATCAGGAGATAAAATTGCTGGAAAAACTTATAGAGCAAAAAAAGAAATATTATAAGGCATTGATAAGTAATGTGAATCGAATTAAGTGAAAGGAGTTATCTTATGATTAACATTGATGATGTATATGCGTACCTGGGTGAAAATGAACCGGATATAGCAAATTCGATTTGCTACGCTTCAGAATGGCTGCTATCTAAAATCGATGAAGCAATTGAAGCTTTAAAAGAGCGCAGAATAACTGCGGCATCTAATGATAATGATGAAGAATATGAACGCTTGAAAAATTACAGAGACAAGCTAAAGGAATACAAGAGAGATATAAATAAGTATTTGAATTACGCAGAAAGTAATTCAAGTGATGATCGTGACTCAACTCCCTCTCAGTTTATACCGGGTTTCGAGTCCGATTCTGACATCGCACAAGATGAAATGTATCAGGAAAAAGTAGATTATGCAAAATATGCGGTTGACAGCAGTAAACCTCATACTTTAAACGAAAACTACACTCATAAGAAAATATGCCGCTTTATGTACAATGGTACAAAATACAACGTAACTGATTGGACTGATGCGCTAATCAAAATATGCAATATTCTGGTAAAAAAGCCTAAAAAGACTTTTGAAACATTAATCGATTCTCCGAATTTCAAAGGGCGTAAAATCTCATATTTCGGATCCAAATACGTTAAAGATAAAAATATGAAAATAGATGGCACTAACGTATATGTCTGGACTAACCTTAGCACCAATGCAATTGCTGATCTCATTCAAAAAATTCTTATTGCATTTAATGAAAATCCGGGTGATTTCTATGTTTATCTGAAAGCAGACTACACACCCCTGCACTATGGTGATTCAAAGCAAGAACAGATACGTCCTATAACGCTGTCCAATGATGAGGAAAAGATAGGTAAACACGTTCAGAAATGTATGCGAGAACTTGAAGCAAAACAATATCACTTTACGCATAACGAATTGCTTGCTCTGCTTAATGTTCAGGAATCCAAAAAAATATTCGGAATTACATATCCTTTTTTCACTGACAACAAAAGCAAGATATATGATAAAAATGGGCATATAAGATTCTGGAAAGAGCCATTCAGATTCAACGGCAAATACTATTATATAACAAGTCAATGGTTCGACCATAACCGTGAAAAATTTGATGCTTGGTTTAAAGGCATAAACAGAAATGTGAGGTAAATAATAATGACTACTAAAAATGATATAGAAAAGGTACTCTGGAGCGCCTGCGACAGCTTCAGAAACAAGATAGACAGTTCACGTTACAAGGACTACATACTCGCCATGCTCTTTGTCAAGTATCTGAATGACGTTTACAACGAGACTAAAGCTAAGTATATCGAGGAATACAAGGGCGACGAAAGACGTGTTGAACGTGCTATGCGCAATGAGCGTTTCACACTGACTGAGACTTCCACTTTCGATTATCTCTACGACAACCGCACCGATAATGAGATCGGTCAGAAGATAAATGTTGCCCTTGCCGAGATCGAAAATAACAACAGCGAGAAGCTCCGCAACGTGTTCCGTGCTATCGACTTCAACTCCACTGTTGATTTCGGCGAGACTAAGGACAAGAACGCTATTCTCCGCAATCTGCTTGAGGATTTCCATGAGCTTGACCTCCGCCCTACGCAGTTGGACAGCGCTGATATTATCGGCGATGCTTATGAGTACATGATAGCTAACTTTGCTTCCGATGCAGGCAAAAAGGGCGGTGAATTCTTTACCCCAAGTCAGGTCTCAAAGCTCGTTGCTGAGCTTGTTTCGCCGCAGGAAAATGAGAGAATTTACGATCCTACCTGCGGAAGCGGCGGTTTGCTCCTTAAAGCATACAATAAAGTGCAGTCCCACAAAGTAGCCGTTTACGGTCAGGAAGTCAATAACCAGACATGGGCGCTGTGTAAGATGAATATGTTTCTCCACGGTGTTGACGATGCTGTAATATGGCAGGGCGATACACTCGCCAACCCGCAGAATATCAAGGAAGACAAGCTGATGAAGTTCCA